CAGCATCAATATCTATAGCTCTGACGATTCCATCGACTGGTATATGGTCAGAACTGCCTTTAGCAAGGTGGCGAGCATCAGCAATCCAGCCATCAGACTTCCTATCGCGATCAGGATAATCGTCATCGATTTGCTCCCGAAGTTGAATTCCTGCTGCGCATAATTTAGGCATTATCTTGAGGGATTGTGCTAACCCAGAAGAACTTTGGCTTCTTCTTCGGTCAAACCAAGTTTAACTAAAACTGCTTCTCTGGCGGCTTTCTTTTCGGCTGCGGCTTGTGCCATAGCAGCGAATTCCTGTTGTGCTTTTTCGTATGCCAATAATTCTTCGGCTGTCATTTCGCGTTCAATGATTTCTTGAGTTTGTGTTTGAACATCAAAGATTTTTTCAGTTATCTTCATTAGTTGGCTCCATAAACATAGACTGTTCCAGCATCTAAATTGCCGTATCTTGCAATGATATTAACGCTTGTCACTGCTGTTGTAGTTGCTATCCAACCACCTAATGCTTCAAATTCAGCGCCAGCAGCACCTGAGGCTGTCATTCCACCAGCACCCCAATATACTTTATTATTTGTTGAAGATTTAAGTCCCCTCATAAAAAGATAAGCATCACCAGTGCTTCCAGCACTACTTGAGCCGCGCATTATGTGGATTCCGTCATCTACGCCTAATCCCCCTTGAACATTGTTCATCGAATAACTGCTGTCCGAATAATAGCGACCGCCATACATAGCATAAATTGAACCTGAATTAGAATTAACTCTGACTGAAATTGAAGGAGTGTTATTAGTGCTTCCCCCAGCAATAACTATCATTAGTTCATCATTTGTAATGCTTGAGATTGTCACACTAGTACCAGTTAAAGAGGTTCCGCCAGAGTTTAATAACACCCATTCAGTTGTGGGGGCAGGAGCCGATGCCCATACAGGAGCAGTCGCACCAGAATTGACTGTAAGAACCTTTCCTGCTGTTCCTAAAGATAATTTAGTAAAGGTATCTGCGCCAGTTCCATAGACTAAATCTCCAGCAGCATCAAAAGTTGTTGCAACTGTATTAGTTACCACTGGGATTGGACCAGTTCCAGAAGCTACTGAAATACCAGTTCCAGCTTGAACTTCAGTTATATCGCCACCAGCAGTCCAAGTGAAATCCATATCCGTATTACTATTCTTGCTCAAGACTTGACCAGTTGTTCCACCTTTAAGATCAACTAATGAAGTATCGACACCATTACCAAGGTTGCGGATGGCAGCTGCACCATCTTTGACAAGGTCTGTGTCTGCTGGCGTTGGCCAGTTAAAATTTGAAGTATTTGGCATCTATTCTCCTTAGGCAACTATTGTAGCGTTAAGCCAGTCCAAAGTAGGGCTGATTGTATTCCAAGTCTCAGTCGCTGGGACTGAGTTCCATCTAAACGCCTGAAGGCTAAAAGCCAAGGGCGAAACATTCATAGTTAAATCAAGTCGATTTAGGCTTGCTGTCCAAGTCCATCCTTCTACGAATCCTTGAAATTCTCCATTTACCATATTGGCAGGCAGGTTGATTAGGTTAATTGGCATACCCATAAATACCTCAAGCAAAACATCTCGGTCACTATTATCAATCTCTGGGCTGCCTACTGGGAAAGTTATCTGCCTCAAGGCAAATTGAGGATAAGCCCTAATCTCAAGATAAAACTCTGCTTGATCCTCAGCATCATTCTGATTGCGAAGGGTTGTATTTATTGTGCTGGCTAATTGTCCATACAGGCTGATTGAATCAGCATCTTCATCTGTGACGCTTTGATTTCCAGCAGAGCCATAAGCGATAGTTATTGAGTTACGAATATCCCCAGCGCGTTTGACTATGGATAATCCCGGGCCTATTGAGTGAGCGCCATCTAAATCAACATAACCATTAGCGGATAGATATTGATTTCTATGGGTTGAATCAGCATAGCCAATACGGCCCTGAGAATCCTCATAAAGATAACCAAGTCCGCTGGTAGCAAAGCGAGAAGCTAGATTATAAACAGTATCGTTTAAACCATTTTCAGAGTGAAGCTCATAATCTCCTGGGGTATCTATTTCACCTAATCCGCTATTTTCTGCATTCTGCCATTGAACTAATGGGTCATAGCCATTCCAAGTTTCGGCAGCTGGCAGTTCATTCCATTGATCAAATAGAACTGTGCTAAGCAATTCTTCAATGCGGTTTCCATCAAATTGATGAGCAAAGTTGCCGACATAAACTGCCCTTGCAAGTCTTGCTAAAGCTCCTACTGCTGTTATTTGGATTCTTTGGCTAGTTGCTGTTGATCCTGAAGTCTGAACTGTGATGGCTAAGTCAGTAATAAACCCGCCAAAAAGATTGACATAAGTGCCAGTTGAGTCTTGGACTTCTATTGTTACTGCATCGTTAATCTCAAAAGGAACTGATGCTTCAGCTGTTTCAATAAGTGTTAGATTGCAATATCCAGCAATAGGCTGAGAGTAAATGTCGGTGCGACCTGAGGTAATAGTTAGGCCGCTAAGTGTTGCGCTAGTAGCTGTTACTCCATTAACCTTGACTCTATAGACTGGATTCCAAAGGCTCATATAACAAGAGTATCTAAGGAACCAGTCCTTGCTTGGCTTTCATTCAAAGCATCAATAACTGCTCTGGTAAATCCTTCACTATCAATTACGGATGGAGCATTGACATTTATAACAACAGGCTGAGTGCTTGCAGCACCTGAAGCTTCATTACTTCGTTGAGCTATGCGAGCTCTTATCTCTGCAGTCTTTTCTTGTAATTCTATACTTCTTCTTACGGCTATTTGCACCTGAGAACTTAAACCAGATATATTTCTTGTTCCAAGTCCTGGAGAAGTTACTACATCGCCTTCCGAATCAAAATCAGTGCCATCGCCGTCACCAACGCCAACAAAAGGAAGTTTGACTACAACTGGGCGACCTAATTCATCTACTTCGTTAGCACCGCCGCCAATTGAGAAATCTGCTCCACCAAAGCTAGAATTGCTAAAAGGATTTATTTTACCCAAAAATTGGCTTAAAGGATTATTCTTAATAAAATCGACAAACTTTTTATAAGCGGCGTATAAGTCTTGAAAGAAATTAACCGCCTTTCCTACAATATTAACTAAAGTAGTGAATGTAGTAACTATCCCATTGACCGCTCCTTTAAGAGCACCTGTCAAAATAGGAACTATATATTTATTCAAGAAATTCCAAATAGCAGTAAATTCTTCTTTGTTGTCGTCAATTGCTTTGGTAAGCGGTTCAAATTTCTTTCGTATCGCCTCAACCGCTGGAGCAAGATTATTATTAAATTTATCGAGTAACTCGGTCAGGATTGGAAGTAATCGAGCGCCTACAGATTCTTTAGCCTCGTCAAAAGCAACTTGCATCCTTGCCATTTTGCCGCTAAAAGTATCTGCTTGCTCTGAAGCTTGTCCGCCAAAAGTCTCGGCTAATGATTTAGTTACCTCATCAAAGGTCATCGATTTTAATTCAGCAGCGGAAAGTCCTACACCAAGACGCTGAAGCGAAGTGTTATTGCCATCATAAGCTTTGGCTAAAGCTACGCTTACTGTTTCTAAATCCTTGCCTGAACCAGCAGCAATATCTAGGGCCAAGGTTTGTAGTTTTTGCGCTGCCTCTACATCATTTGTCGCTCTTACTAATTTTTCAAAAGAAGGTCTTAGTTTGTCATCGGCAACACCAGTAGCCAAAGACATCTTTAGAATTTGATCCTCTACCGCCTTTATCTGTTCTCTGGTAGCGCCGGTAGTATTTTCTAAAGTCTTAGCTAATTTAACTTGGGCTTTTTCATCTTCAATTGCTGCTTTAACGCCATCTATAAGCAACTTACCAGCATAAGCAGCAGCGGCAGCTGCGGCAACGGCAAAAGCGGCAGCAGCCTTCTTTCCAAATTCTCCTAGCTTATTGCCAAAGCCTTCAACTTCTTTTTCACCTTGGCCAAGCTTTCTCTTTAAATCATCAACATCTGCAAGGATAGATAACTTCAGCGTTCTATTACCAGCCATTAGTTATCCCCATTTCTTTACAATTGCAGAAAAAGCTTCTTCCCATTTGCGAATCAATTCAGGCTGAATCTTGCGAAGTGTTGGGTAGATGAAGTAGCCAGAATTGCCGCGTCCTCTGTTGGGAGTGCGTCTGGGGAACTGGCGATAGCGGTTACTTCCAAATTCAAGTCCTGCCCAGAGTTTTTGCGTTGTTGCGCCACCAGAAAACCTTTGAGATG